CCTATCGATGTTGGTTGCTCGATAGCTTTAGGCTATGAAGCTCTGGCTTGCTGCTTCATTGATGGGGGGGAGGGGGCTTGCTAGTCTGTAAACATTGTAGGAGCCTCTAAAGCTCACAAAAAGGAAATAATGGAAAAAGGGGGCTTAGAAGGAAGGCTTCAAAGCCCTTATAAAGCAATTAAATAGGGACAGATCAAAGCCTCTAAAGCACGTGTAAGCTGTTGATATTGTTAAATATAGTAGTAATTAACTAACAATAGACATAAAAGCTATAAAGGAATCTGCGCTAACGTAGTTCCCTTTAAAGAACTCCTAAGCAAAGACACCCTATAAAGTGTAAAGAAGTGTAAAGATTAGGGCTTTATTGATGTTTATTGCTGTTTTAGTAAATAAAGCTTGACATAACAGGATCAATAGTGTAGAATATCTCTATAGACATAAAAGTCTATCAGTAACTCAAATGAACTGTGATGCAGGGCCCATCATAGCAACTTGACAGAATCTGGACATGAGCCTATGACATCTTCTTAGAAGTGTTTAGTTCATTTAGATTACTGTCTTAATATGTAATTAATAGGGAAACTTAGAAGACTAAGTTCTCCAGAGTCTTTAAAGGCTTTAAAGGGCTCCTATGTCTCCTGAAAGGATAAAGACAATGACAACCAAACAACAAGACAAAGAGGCTAAGCAGCCGTTGGTACGCAAGGGGCGTCCTCCAAAGGCTGCCCTAGCTGCTAAGAAGCCAGGAGGAAGAGTTCTACTAGGTCGTCCTCCCGGAGAGGCTTCAAGGATTCAGGAGTTTAAAGCAAGGCTGTTGGGAACAACAGGAGAGAAGATCATTGCTACGCTCATCCGTAAAGCTATGGATGATGAAGACAAGGATCAGTTTGCTGCTCTGAAGTTCTGTGCTGAACGGATTCTCCCTATGAGTGCCTTTGATGCTGCTAAGAACAGCAACAGCACCCCCACCGTAACCATAAATATAACAGCCTTGTCTGATGCAAAGCAGGTGTACAACAAGGATGAAGGAGTGATTGATGTTTAAACAACTACTGGTTATTATCTCTCTTAGCTCTCCCTTGATTGCTTCAGGGGAGTTTGTTATTGCTACCTCTGTTGAAGAGGCACAGAAGCAGGCAGAAGTTAAATGTGTACAAGGCTGCTTGGTGTTGTCTCCTGCTGAGATGGAAGCCCTCAATATCGTCATCAATAAAACCATACAAGACGCTTATCAGTCAGGGCTTCGAGGCTGGAGCAAGGCTGTTAGTAAATGACCCAGCTAAACTTTGAGCTTCTGCGTTGGCAAAAGGAAGTGTTTAATTCTCCTTCACGATTTAAGATTGTAGCCGCTGGACGGCGCTGTGGTAAAAGTAGGCTTTCAGCTATCACCCTTCTGATTGAGGGGCTTAACTGCCCTGAAGGGGCAGCTGTCATGTACATTGCCCCCACCCTTGGACAAGCCCGTGCAATTATATGGGACTTGATTCATGATCTAGGAAGGCAGGTTATTAAGAGCAGCCACATCAACAATCTGGAGATCACCCTTATTAATGGTCGTAAGATTATGGTGAGAGGTGCTGACAATCCGGACAGCTTGCGAGGTATGTCTCTCACCTACGTGGTGCTGGATGAAGTTGCGTTTATCAAACAGGACATTTGGGAAAAGGTTATCCGGGCTTCGTTGTCTGACCGCAAGGGACGAGCTTTGTTCATATCAACCCCTTCTGGGCGCAACTGGTTCTATGATATCTACAAGCTAGGCATGGAAGAGACGGACGAGGAATGGCGTAGCTGGCACTTCACGACTAAGGACAACGAAACCATTGACCCTAAGGAGATTGAAGCTGCTGAGCGAACCCTGAGCAGCTTTGCCTTTAAGCAGGAATATCTGTCTTCCTTTGATAACGCTGGAAGCGATGTGTTTAAAGAAGCGTGGTTTAAGACAGCGCCAGAGCCTAAGAGTGGTAGTTATGTTGTTGCCATTGACTTGGCAGGTTTTGAAGATGTTGCTAAGAACGCAGGGGCTGCAAAGAAGCGCCTAGACGAAACAGCCATTGCCATTGTAAAGGTTGCAGACAACGGAAACTGGTGGGTTAAGCGCATCGACCATGGGCGCTGGGACATCATGAAGACCGCTGTGAGCATCCTAAAGGCCATTAGAGAGGTGCAGCCCATTGCCACAGGCATTGAGCAAGGAGCGCTTCGTTTGGCTGTCTTGCCCTATGTCTCTGATCTAATGCGAAAGAACAATGTCTACACCCACATTAGTGAGCTAAGTCACGGAAATAAACGCAAGATTGATCGGGTTGTCTGGAGCCTCCAAGGACTCTTGGAGCATGGGAGAATCTCCTTCAACGAGGATGAGGATTGGAAAGAGTTTAAAGACCAGCTAATCATGTTCCCTACAGCAGGGGTGCATGATGACTTGGTGGATGCCTTGTCCTACGTTTCTCAACTAACAACTAGCACTTATCAGCAAGAATACGAGGATGACGAATACGACGTTCTCGATGTAACCATAGGATTTTAACATGGCTACCAAGAATCCAAAACTTGAAAAAGCAGGCGTAACGGGTTTCAATGCCCCTAAACGAACCCCTTCTCACCCAACTAAAAGCCACGTTGTTGTTGCCAAGGAGGGCGACGAGGTTAAAACAATTAGGTTTGGACAGCAGGGGGTAAGTGGTAGTCCTGATGGTTCTGACCGCAATGAAGCCTTTAAGTCCCGTCATGCCAAGAACATAGCCAAAGGCAAAATGTCAGCTGCTTATTGGGCTAACAAAGTTAAATGGTAATACAAGGAGTTTTGAAATGAACAAGCCCGGCCTATACGCAAACATTAACGCCAAGCAGAAACGCATTGCTGGTGGTTCTGGTGAAAAGATGAACAAGGTTGGCTCCAAAGCTGCCCCTTCTAAAGCCGACTTCGTTAAGTCTGCAAAAACCGCTAAAAGGAAATAATGGCTAAAGGAAAACCCCACTACCTGCCCAGCGGTAAGCTACACACAGGGGCCACCCACAAAGAAGCGGGTGTGCTGATGACAGGTGAAAAGCACACAGCGGCTAGTAAAACATTGTCCCACACACCACCAAAGAAGAAATAACACATGGCTAAAGAAACACGAGAAGACTTCGAAGAAAGCACATCAGAAGAGAAAGATCTAGTCTCTTGGGTTGTTGATCACACAGAGCGGTGGCGTGACTATCGAGACAGTAACTTCATGGAGCTTTGGGAGGAGTACGAGCGCATCTTCCGTGGTCAATGGGCCTCTGAAGACAAAACCCGTGACAGTGAACGAAGTCGCATCATTAGCCCAGCAACGCAGCAGGCTGTGGAAACACGCCACGCTGAAATCATTGAAGCCATTTTTGGTCAAGGAGAGTTCTTTGACATTCAGGATGACCTAAAGGACGTAGACGGCAACCCAATGGATGTTGAAGCCATTAAAGCCATGCTGATGGAAGACTTCAAGCGGGACAAGATTAAGAAGAGCATTGACCACATTGAGCTGATGGCTGAAATCTACGGCACCGGCATCGGTGAAGTTATTATTGGCACTAGCACTGAGTACAAACCAGCAACCCAGACAATGCCTGGTTCACAGGGTGTCGCAGCTATTGGTGTGCAAGAAAGCGAACGCTTCTTTGTAAAGATTAAACCAATCAACCCAAAGAACTTCCTTATTGACCCCAACGCCGACAGCATTGAAGAGGCCATGGGCTGCGCTGTAGAGAAGTATGTCTCCATCCACCGTGTTGTGGCTAATATGGAGAAGGGTGTGTACATGAAGCGTAACATCGTTATTTCTCCAACAGATGAGACGCTGGAAGCCACCCAAGAGCTTCGTAACTACGACGACGACAAGGTTAAGCTACTAACCTATTACGGTCTTATCCCCCGTGAATATCTCAATGCTTTGAACGATGAAGAATCAGAAAGCGAAATTGATCTGTTTCCTGAAGACAGTTTGGCAGACGACTACAGCGACATGGTTGAGGCCATCATTGTAATTGCCAATGAGAACATCTTGTTAAAGGCTGAAGAAAGTCCCTACATGATGAAAGACCGTCCTATTGTTGCTTACCAAGACGACACGGTTCCGGGCCGCTTCTATGGCCGTGGGACGGTTGAGAAGGCGTACAACATGCAGAAGGCCATTGACGGCCAGCTACGTGCTCATATGGACTCTCTAGCCCTTACAACAGCCCCTATGATTGCTATGGATGCCACTCGTATCCCTCGCGGTGGTAAGTTTGAGGTTAAGCCAGGTAAGGCAATCCTGACCAACGGCCCACCTTCAGAAGTGATCTTCCCGTTCCATTTCGGTCAATCCAACGTGGATGCCCCTGCAGCAGCTCAGAACTTTGAGCGGATGTTGTTACAAGCAACAGGCACAGTTGACTCAGCAGGGCTTCCTTCGGCTACGCAGCGCGACGCTAGTGGACAAGGTATGTCTATGGCTATGGCAGGCATTATTAAGAAGTATAAACGCACCCTTGTGAACTTCCAAGAAGATTTCATGATCCCGTTTATCAATAAAGCTGCCTACCGCTACATGCAGTTTGACCCAGAGCGCTATCCATCAGTGGATATGACCTTCTTGCCTACAGCAACCCTGGGAATCTTGGCCCGTGAGTTTGAACAACAGCAAATGATTGGCTTGTTGCAAACCCTTGGCCCCAACACACCTGTATTGCCTATCATTTTGAAGGGTATTTTGTCTAATAGCAGCTTGAGTAATCGTGCTGAGTTGATGGTTGCTCTTGAGAAGATGAGCCAACCAGACCCAGAAGCAGAGCAACAGAAGCAACAGGCTGAACAAATGGCTCAGCAGGCTCAAATGGCTCTTATTCAGGCTCAGGTGCAGGACTTGCAAGCAGCGGCACAGAAGAAATCAGCCGAATCACAGCAAATTCAGGTTGAAACTCAGTTGGCTCCTCAGTTGGCACAGGCAAAGCTTACAGCAGCGCTTGCTACCAACCTAAACGATGACAACGAGAGCAAAGACTTTGAACGACGCGCCCGGATGACGGAACTTATGCTTAAAGAGCGTGACCTGAACATCAAAGAGGATGACAACATGCGTAATGAGCGTATTACAGCCATGCAAATGCAGAAAACAACCCATAGTTGACAAAACGTTGTAAATATGCTACAATGGTTGCATTAAAACAACAGAAGGATAAAGCCAATGGCTCCTGATTTACAGCACTTTTATGATGAAACATTCTCCATGATGGCAACCAAAGGTTGGGCCATGATGATGGAGGATTTCACAAAGATTAAAAACACGGTTAATGAATTGTCAACAGTCCAAGATGCACACTCCTTATTCCATCGACAAGGACAACTAGACATTCTTAACCTGCTTTTATCCCGCAAAGAAGCCTGCGAAACAGCATATGAGAGCTTACAAGAGGCTTCAGAATGAAGCGCATGTATGAATTCATGTGTGCTGAAGGGCATGTGACAGAGCAATTGATTGATGAGGGCATTAGAACCACAGTTTGTAAAGAATGTGGCAATAATTCCATCAGAATCTTATCCACCCCGCGTATCAAGTTGGAGGGCATCACTGGTGCTTTTCCCGGAGCCGCAGACAAGTGGGTAAAGAATCGGGCTGAAAAGCTCAAACAAGAACAGAAGAAAGCCTCGTAAGAGTAACCTTTTGGAGTTCATTTTTAAATATCCTAAAACCCTCACGGGCAGGATGAAAGGACGGTATGGCATTATTTGATGAAGAAGACATGACTAATAGTGAGTTTGATGCAGTGGAGAACATGGAGCGCAAGGAAACTGTAGCGGCTCCAGAAGCGGTTCCTGAGCGTCCAAAGATTCCTTCTAAATATGAAGGCAAGAGTCTGGAAGACATCATGAACATGCACCAAGAGGCTGAGAAGCTAATTGGTCGCCAAGCCCAAGAGGTAGGTGAAGTTCGTAAACTGGCAGATGAGCTACTCAAACAACAACTCTCTAAAACAAATACACCTACTACAGTTGAAGATGAAATTGATTTCTTTGAAGACCCAAAGAATGCAGTTCGCAACGCAGTGGATAAACACCCGGACGTTTTAGCGGCTAAACAAGCTGCGGCACAATTTAAACAAATGCAATCTCAAGGTGCTCTCCAAAAGAAGCATCCCGATTTTTCAGAAGTTGTACAAGACCCGGAGTTTATTGATTGGGTTAAGGGAAGCAAGCTACGTATGCAAATGTATGCAGCAGCTGACACCTCCTTTGATTTTGAATCAGCTGATGAATTGCTTTCTACATTTAAACAGATTCGTGGTGTTAAAACAACGCAAGCGCGCTCCGACGGGGCTGAGGTTCTTAAGCAGAACATGAAAGCTGCAATGGTTGACACTAGTGGAACTGGAGAGTCTTCAAGGAAGGTCTATCGTCGTGCCGACCTTATCCGGCTTAGAATGACAGACCCCTCACGATATGAAGCGCTTGAACCTGAAATTCGTCAGGCTTATGCGGAGGGGCGGGTTAAGTAATATGCGCTAATGCGCTAAAGGAAATTTAAAAATGGCTCTCGGTACTAATCACATCACCACCACTACTGGTGCAACGTTTATCCCAGAAATTTGGTTAGCATAAGGCCAAGTAACGATTACTGAATAACGTGGAAGGGCTTGTCCCCAACACGAGAGAAGCGAATGCCCATAAACAAATGAAGGGTACTAAATGACAGAACACGTAAATGAAACAGAAGTAAAGTATTTGGCAGGTTTGCTAGATGCTGATGGGCACATTGGTTTTGAATATACTAATAAAAGAGTTTATTTAACAATCAGCCTTACAGCATCAGATTCCATTGACAGACAAGGCTACGTAGCTTCTCTTCCAATAACTACAGGCATGGGTACAGTTTGTAGGAAAGAGCAAAGAGGAGATTGGTCTCCCATCTCAGTTTGGAAGATAAGCAAGGCATCTCATCTAGAAATGATCGCCCCCCGTCTTGTAAAGCACATGGTTATCAAAGGAAAGCACCTGCAAAACATGTTTGATATGTGGAAGAAATTCCGATCTCAAGTGTTAACAGATACAGAAATAGAGCAGTTAAAGGTTTTTACAAGGGCTTCGCGTGAAGACTCAGGCCCATTGAAAGCTAAGAAGCATCCAACCTGGGCTTGGGTTGCTGGGTATTTAGACGGGGACGGTAGTTACATATTTAAACAACCACCTAGTCAGAACACACCCAGAGCCTTAGTACAGGCAACGGCACACATCAAAGATCGTGTAGCCCTTGATCTGCTCTTCAAAGCCTTCGGAGGAACCTTAAACAACCGGGGAGCGAGCCATCCACACATCATGGACTGGAAGCACTCTCTTGGAGCCTCTAATGTCTCATTTGCACAACACTTTTTAAGTAAGGTGTTACGACACAGTAAGCTCAAAAAACACAAAATTGAGCAACTACTAGCGTTCTGTCATACGCACTCGCACAGGCCAAGTGTAATCAACTCTACGGAGTAAGCTATGGTCGAAGGTTTTGCAATGTCCCCGCTGATGAAATCATTGCAACTTACAAGAAGAGTCTTGTACTGGCTAATCTAGTTAAGAAGATGAGCTTCAAGGGCAAGAAAGGTGATTCGCTTCACATTCCTGCTCCTGTTCGCGGCAGTGCTTCGGTTAAAGCGTCTTCCACACAAGTCACCTTGGTTGCAGGCACCGCCACTGAAGTTGTTGTCACCATCGACCAGCACTATGAGTATAGCCGCATGATTGAAGATATTGTTGAAGCACAGGCTTTGGCCTCGCTTCGCAACTTCTACACTGAAGATGCTGGCTACGCCCTGGCCCGTCAAGTTGACACTGCCCTTATTGAATTGGGTCGTGGCGTTCAAGGCGGCAGCGGTACGGCTGCATATTCGGGTGCCAAGTCAGGTGCTGACGGTACAACCTCTTATGTTGCTGGTGCAAACGTCGGCATTGGCGCTTTGTCGGACGCCGCTATCCGTCGCTCCATTCAGCGTTTGGATGACAACGACGTTCCAATGGACGGCCGCTTCTTGATGGTTCCACCTTCCAGCCGTAACACGCTGATGGGTATTGCCCGCTTTACTGAGCAAGCCTTTGTGGGTGAAGTTGGTTCGTCCAACACCATCCGTAACGGTGAGATTGGTAATGTTTATGGCATCCCAGTGTTTGTCACCAACAACGCCGATACGACCAGTGGTTCTACTGCCACTCGTATTGTACTGATGGGTCATAAAGACTTCGCAGTGTTTGTTGAGCAAATGGGTGTTCGTTCGCAAACTCAGTACAAACAGGAATACCTCGGTACCTTGTTCACTGCTGACACGCTGTACGGTGTTCAAGAACTGCGTGACGGCTCTGCTGTTGCTCTGGCAGTTCCAGCCTAACCTGGCTTAAACGGGAGCCCTTCGGGGCTTCCTTTTTAGAGGGCTTCTCTCCCCCCCACCAAAGCTTTCTAAAAAGGAAACAACATGGCTATGTTTAAATGTAAGCACACGGGATGTGTGTATGAAATGACAGACGAAGAGACAATTAAGGATATGCGTAAGCACTCCGAGTATGAAGAAGTGTTTGTTGTAAAACAACCCCCTAAGCCTAAGAAAGCAAAAGAATGACAATCTATCGTGGCCCCGGTGGGGGAGGAAATGCCACCAGTGATTCCGCACTTACTGCCATAGCAGCCCTCAGTGTTGCAGCCGCTTCAGCAGCAAATCAAGCGGGTATTTTAGCAGGTAATGCGTCCACCAGTGCTTCTGAGGCTGCTATGAGTGCTTCAGGGGCTTCAACAAGCGCTTCAGGAGCCTCTGTAAGTGCTTCTCAGGCTTCAACAAGTTCTACCAATGCTGCTACAAGTGCATCCACAGCAACAACTCAGGCAACCAATGCAGGCACTAGTGCCTCTTCTGCTGCCACCAACGCAACCAATAGCGCCTCCAGCGCCACAGTAGCGGCTGCTTCTGCTGCTGCCTCAGCTACTAGCGCTACAGCGTCTACCACAGCTAAGACAGCTTCAGAGACTGCTAGAGATGCCGCAGGGGTATCAGCAACATCTTCGGCTACCTCTGCATCAAATAGCTCCTCAAATGCCTCTACAGCCTCTACACAAGCAGGCATTGCAACAACACAAGCCAGCAATGCTTCTTCCAGTGCCTCAGCAGCTGCAACCAGTGCCTCTAATGCAGCAACAAGTGAGAGCAACGCCGCTACCTCTGAGTCTAATGCGCTTTCCTCAAAGAATTCAGCATCAGCGTCGGCCACTAATGCTTATGCTAGTGAGTTAAGCGCTTTAGCAAGTAAGAACGCAGCAGACAGTAGTGTCACTAGTGCATCTAACAGCGCCTCGGCAGCAAACACTAGCGCTGGAACAGCTACGACAAAAGCAGATGAAGCATCGTTGTCTGCTACAACAGCCACCACAGCAGCAACATCAACATCACTATTATTAGCTAATGCTGGGTCTATGCTGGGAATTAACTTTGGTGCATTTACGTTGGCGGCAGGTGAACTTATTGTGTCTCACCTAACAACTACAACCCCATCCCTTGTTGATGGCGAACTAATACTTACTTACGAGGGACTTTAATATGCCAACCACAAATTTAGGACGAATTGGATTTGTTTCAAAAGGAACATGGGCTGCTGGTACATACAAAAACCTGGACATTGTACGATACAATAGTTCTTTGTATATATGTAAAGTGCTAACCACCACAAACAACCCCGCAACAACTGCTGATTGGGACTTATATATTGAAACAGGTGTGGACTTAGGTTCCGCGCAAACCATCACAGGTGCAAAAACTATGACGGGCGCTAATGCCTTTAACGGCACTGTCGGCGCGGGTACACCTGCGGCTGGTGCGTTCACTACGTTGAATGCTGCATTTGGGACAACTGCGATTGGAATTAAATCTGCGCCACTTACCGATGTTCGCCCCGGCGGAAGTGTTTTTTCGACTGGCAGGGTCATTAGCACAGTTAAACTCGCCTCTGAAAGCATTAACCTTGTTGACATTCGTGCAACCGAGTTGACAGCAGTTGCTAATGGTAGAGTGACAGGTGGATACTTTCAAATTGACAACGCTAATGCTGCGGTAAATTCCGCTGGCGGTCAAATTGGTGTTTATGGTCTTGTGAATGGTATAAGTAACTACACGACTGGACACCAGTATGGTTTGTATGGTCGCTCAGGTAGCGGAGGAACCAATGGCTACGGAGTTGTAGCGGGACTGGGTGGTGACGTAAGTATTTCGGGTAAAGCTGCGTTGTTGGTTGTTACTAATAACACCACAGACCCTGTTGCGCTTTTTAGGAATGGTGGTGGTGAGAAGATGCGTATCGACTCCAGCGGTAACTTGCTGGTGGGGACTACGTCAGTAGGGGGCATGGCTGGCGACGGCGTAATTCGTGTTGGGTCTCGTGCCAGCATTATTTCCCAGTCAAACAATAGCGTTGCAAATAATGGAACAGTTGATATTACAGTAGATACAGGCGGGGGAGGGTATCAGGGGTTTTTGCTAGTATCAAACACTGTGACCAGTAACGCAAACACAAGAACTCAACAAACATACTCAGTGTTTGGTCGTAGCACTGATAGCTCAATCCAGCAAATTGCAACTGATAATGGCACAACTGCGGGGGCGGCGTTTACCGTTACAACACCAGCTAACGGTTTAATTAGAGTAACCAACACAAGTGGAAGCACTTGCTCCGTTTCAATGCAATTTTTTGGTGGCTCATCATTCTAAGCACCCTTTCTATCACCATTAATCTTTAACTAAAGGAAACTAAAATGACAACATGGAATATCTCACAACTTGAGCGCCGTACATCTGACGGCTTTGTAAATACCGCACACTGGACTTGTTCTGGCGTTGACGGTGAGTTTAGTGGCAGCGCATACGGCGCTATCGGGCTAGAGGGCGTTGTGACAACACCCTACGAAGACATAACTGAAGAGCAAGCAATTGGCTGGGTTAAATCGGCAATGGGTGAAGAAACTGTTGCAGCTACCGAAGCATCGGTGGTAACTCAAATTGAAGCTCAAAAGAATCCTGTGCAAGCCTCCGGCAAGCCTTGGTAAAACGGGATGCCACCGCCCAATCTTGGTGGCACAATGAAAGGAAACACGAAATGGAAAACAAAAAGCCCCAGATCGTCAGTATCGACAATGTTGAGTATGACGCAAACGACTTCAATGAAACGCAGGTCGCCCTGTTCAATCATTGTATTGACCTTGACCGCAAAATTGGCTCAACCACTTTTCAGCTTCAGCAGTTGGCTGGCGGTAAAGAGCATTTCATCGGCTTACTGAAGAACGCGCTTGCCTCAGTTCCGGTTGAAGCGCCTGAACAGGCGTAACCAATATGAACATGCTAATCCAGCGGCTCAAGTCCAAGACTTATTGGGTGGCGCTCATCGGCGCTCTGCTGACGGTGGTTGAAGTTAACTCAGGTTTCTTGAGCACGCTCCTGCCTGTGCAGTATCGCCAGTACACCATCATGCTTTGGCCGGTAATTATGCTGGCGCTGCGTGAGGTGACAACGGTTGCGCTGGCGGACAAGACGGCGTAAAGCGAAGCACGTATGTTCCCACTAACCACCCTTCTTGGTATTGGCTCTAGGCTACTTGGGCAGAGCCTCTCCTTGACCCTTACGATCCTTCTGGAGACCATATATGAGCACTAATGACTCCAACAGCGCCATATATGAGCGATTAGTTGTTTTGGAAATTAAGGTGGATAAGGTTGCTAAAGACACAGTTGATGTTATAGCTGCCTTCCGTGCAGCGCAGGGAGCCTTCACCGTGTTGGAGTGGGTTGCAAAAGCTGCAAAGCCTATTATCTGGGTTTGTGGAATAATTGCTGCTCTCTCTCTACTTGCTCAAGATTTTAGGAAATAATAAGGAATTATATGTTACTAGATGGTTTACTGAGTATTGGAGGGAAAATCATTGACAAGCTCATCCCTGATCCGGCTGCAAAGGCTCAGGCGCAGCTTGATCTGGCCTCACTAGCTCAGTCCGGCGATCTGGCTAAGATGGCTAATGAGACAGATCTGTATAAAGCAGAGCAGGACAATGTCACCTCTCGATGGAAGGCTGATACAGCTACAGACAGCTGGCTTGCTATGAACATCCGGCCAATGTCCTTAGTTGCCATCTTTGCCGGATACTTCTTGTTTGCTTTAATGAGTGCTTTCGGGTATAATGCTAATGAGAGTTATGTACAACTCTTGGGCCAGTGGGGTATGCTTATTATGTCTGCATACTTTGGTGGCCGTACCCTTGAAAAGATAATTGCTCTAAGGAAATAATGCAACTCTCCACCAACTTCTCCCTTGACGAGCTTACACGGTCTATGACGGCCACGCGGCTGTGTATTGATAACACCCCTTCATTGCGGGTTGTTGACAGCCTACAATCTCTTGTAGACAACATCTTGCAGCCAGTGCGTGATCGGCTTGGCCCTGTGGTTGTGTCTAGTGGCTACCGAAGCCCTGAGCTTAACAAAGCCATTGGAGGCTCGGCCACCAGTGACCATTGCTTTGGTTATGCAGCAGATATCCAAGTTAATGGCTTTGATAACAAAGAACTTGCTCGGTGGATTAAGGATGGCGACCCCTTCACACAACTAATCTTGGAGTTTTACGAAGACGGCAAGCCTAACAGCGGCTGGGTTCATATTAGCTACAACCCTGATAATCTGAAAAATGAATGCCTGCGGGCTGTTAAAAAAGCAGGTAAAACTGTCTACCTTAGAGGACTTTAATAATGGCTCTCCCCTCCTACCTTTCTCTTGTAAACGATGTGTTGGTTCGCTTGCGTGAGCCAGCCGTTACAACTATTAACGAGAATGTTCTTTCTAAACTGGTAAGCAAGTTTGTTAATGATGCTAAACGACAAGTAGAAGATGCTTATAACTGGAACGCCCTAACCTCAACCCTCACAGCAGAAACCACTGACGGTGTGTTTAATTATGTGCTACAGGGATCAGGTGCTCGGTTTAAAGTTATCGAGGTGTTTAATGCCTCTGCCCGCCACTTCTTAGTTAACAAAAGCTACCGTCAGATGACTCAGCACTTTGTTGGTTCTCAAGTTCCTCAGATTGGAAGCCCTATCTTTTACAACTTCAACGGCATCAACAACAATGGCGACACCCAGGTTGATCTGTTTCCTGTTCCAGACAAGCTGTACACAATCTTCTTTAACTTGTTTATTCCACAAGAAGAACTGGTAGAAGATGCTGACCAAATGTTTGTTCCTAAAGAGCCGGTTGTCCTTCTTGCGTTAGCTCGGTCGTTGGTGGAACGTGGTGAAGATGGGGGATTATCCACTTCTGAAGCCTACGGCTTGTACAGAAATGTTCTTAGCGATTACATCGCAATTGAGGCTTCACGTTATATTGAAGAAGAAATCTGGATTGGTGTGTAATGGCTCAACCAATTCAAACCTTTAGTATTTCTGCTCCTGGCTTCTTTGGTCTCAACACGCAAGACTCTTCACTAAACCTTGCGCAGGGCTATGCCTTGGTTGCCAACAATGCTGTGATTGATAAGTTTGGTCGTATTGGAGCACGTAAAGGCTGGACTCCACAAAACACAGCTTCAGAAGCTCTTAGCACAGCCCCCATCGAAGCAATCAAGGAATTGGTTGTTGATGATGGAACTGAGTATGTTGTATGTGCTGGCAATAATAAACTGTTCTTGCTTGTATCAGGAGCTTTAATCCAGCTTACTTACGGAGGTGGCGGCACAGCTCCTACAATCGCCGATAACAACTGGCAGATTGTCTCGTTAAATCAAGCCCTCTACTTCTTCCAAGAAGGCTACGATCCGCTGGTCTTTGACCCACTGGTGTCGTCCTCAACCTATCGACGTATTACAGAAAAGACGGGCTATTCTGGAACTGTTCCTTTAGCTGATATTGCTTTGAGCGCCTATGGGCGTCTGTGGGTTGCCTCCACCACAACTAATAAGACAGTGGTGTCTTTCTCTGATCTGTTGGCTGGTCATAAGTGGACAGCGGGTACAGCAGGTACGTTAGACATCTCAACTGTGTGGCCCGCTGGTGCCGACACCATTACAGGGCTTGCTGCTCATAACAACTTCTTGTTTATCTTTGGTAGAGAAACAATTCTTGTCTACGCTAATGCCTCTGTTCCAGCTGATATTGCTTTGTCAGACACTATTACAGGAATGGGCTGCATTGCTAGGGATACCATTCAAAATACAGGTAGTGATGTTATCTTCTTGTCTGCTACTGGTGTGCGTAGTGTACTTAGAACAGTGCAAGAAAAGAGTGCTCCATTAAGAGACATCAGTAAGAATGTCCGTGATGACTTGATGAGCGCTGTACAAGGAGAAGTTCTTAAAACCATCAAGAGTGTTTATAATCCTTTTGAAAGTTTCTACCTCATTACATTTCCCGTTCTTCAACAGGTTTATTGTTTTGATACGAGAGCAGCCCTAGAAGATGGGGCAGCAAGGATTACTACTTGGGACAACATACGTCCTTCTTCATTTTGTTTCCTTCGTAACCGAACAATGCTTATTGGCAAGGAAGGCTTTGTAGGGTCTTACAAAAACTACTCTGATAACGGTGAGAGTTATAGGTTTCAATACTTTACAAACCACGCCGACTTAGGAGACCCAGGAGTCACCTCGGTGCTTAAAAGGCTACAGGTTGTAGTGATTGGTGGGAGTTTTCAGTATGTGACAATTAAGTGGGGCTATGACTTCTCTGGAAACTACTTAGCACAGAACGTACTTATCCCTTCCCAAGGAGTTGACTTTTATGGAGAGGCAGAGTATAATGTAGCTGTATACAGTCCGGGAACTTCATTGCAAACACTTACAGCATACCCAACTGGCAGCGGTAAGATTGTTCAAACAGGGTATGAGTCTGAGATTAACGGTGCTCCTTTGAGTATCCAAAAAATAGAAATCCAAGCTAAGAATGGGAAACTAGTATGACACAATATGTAAAGAGTACGTCGTTTGCTTCAAAGGATGCGTTGCCCCAAGGCAATCCTTTGAAGATTGTTAAGGGCACTGAGATTGATACGGAGTTTAACAACATTGCCGTAGCGGTGGCTACAAAAGCTGATCTGCTAAACCCTGTGTTTACAGGAACCCCAACGGCTGCAACAGCGGCAACAAGTACAGTTAATACACAACTAGCAACTACCCAGTATGTTGCTACTAAGGTGTTAGACCTAGCTGCTGCAAAGGATGGCACAGGAGCCACAGGTACATGGCCTATTAGCATCACAGGCAACGCTACAACAGCTACAACAGCATCCAATGGAGGTGTAACCTCGGTTAACGGGTCTACAGGGGCTGTTGTTGTGTCTCCCCCAACAACAAGCAACGTCCTTGCTGCATTGGCTGGTACTACTGCGGGTGTTGTTGGAAGTTATGCTTTCCTAAGTTGTGTTGAAAATGTAATTGTTTCAGTGGGTGCTACAAAAGCAGGGTCAAACCTTCGATACCGCTCTGCCCAGAGCGAGGGCGGTCGGTTTGGAAGTGGTAATTATGTAAGTACCCCTACAGGCCCTGCGCCAGCAGGTACTTGGATGCTTATGGGATATATTGAAGGATATTTTGAGTATAATGGTGTCAATACAAACCACCAAGCCTGCTCTTCTCTTTGGCTTCGAGTGTCATAATGATTTTAAAAACAGCTAAAAACCCACAGTGGTCGGATGGAAGTGGAACACGTATTGATTTAGTTATTGTTTGGCAGGAGTTTGAAAAAGAGCTTCCGTTTACGGCAGATGCTAACGACTTTGAAGAACACGGGAAGCTCTTGTTTACAAAGGCTTTGAACGGCGATTTTGGTGCAATAGCACCCTTTATTATTAAAACATGATACAATCTCATCACTTCTCAGACGGCCTCTATGCTAAAGAGGTGCAACTAAAGGCTGGCACCTTTGCTGTACAGCATAAGCACACCTATGACCACCTCAGCATCCTTGCACAAGGCCGTGTTCAAGTGTTGTTTGAAGGGGAACTTAGTATGGAATATATAGCCCCGGCTTGTATTAACATTGTTAAGGATGTGAACCATGCAATTCATGCCCTGGAAGACAGTGTTTGGTTTTGTATTCACGCAACCTCTGAAACAGACGCAGACAACATCGACAAAGTATTAATTAAGGAAGGGGTTTAATATGCCAATGGCTCTAGTTTCAGCAGGTCTTGGACTTGCAGGCTCATTGATTGGAGGCAATTCAGCCAAGAGAGCAGCCCAGACACAAGCAGACGCGCAGATTAAAGCTGCACAGATTGCAGCAGACGCTCAACGGTTTAAGCCCGTAGGCATCACCACTGCCTTTGGTTCTAGTAACTTTGGGTTTGGCTCTGACGGTAATCTGTCTTCAGCGGGTTACACCCTGTCTCCTGAGCTTGCTGCTCAGCGGGATGCTTTTCTGTCACAAGCACAGAACCAGGGCATGGGCTTTGCTGACCAGTCACAGCAGGCCGGACAAGGCTTGTTTAACTTGGGACAAGGCTACCTGGCTCAAAGCCCTGAGCAGGCCGCCCAGCAATACCTAACTGCTCAGCAGGCTATGTTGGCTCCCGGGCAGGAGCAACAGCTTGCCGCTATCCGTAACAACCAACAACAGCGGGGCACTACTGGCCTTGCAGTTGGAGCCACAGACGCTGGCGGTATGGGGGCTTCTAACCCAGAGCTTCAAGCCTATTACAACAGCCTTCAAAACACCAATCTAAACCTTGCTTCACGAGCACAAGAACAAGGACGTGCTCAGACAACTTTTGGGACGGGCTTGCTCAGTGCAGGTGGTGATCAAATGGTGGCTGGCTACAACCCCTACAAAGCTCAGTTTGGTTTGGGACAGCAATTGGAAGCAGCGGGTCAAGGAGCTTTTGATCTTAGCAGTGCTTTGGGAGGCCGTGCAGCCGCAGCGGGCGCTAATGTAGGAAACTCCCTATTCACTGGCGGGACAAATGCAGCCAACTCCATGCTTGGGGCTAACTCATACAGCCCGTTGGGAAGTGCGCTCTCTGGGTTGTCTCAGAACAAAGACTTCACATCTAGTATTGCTGGCTTGTTTAATAATACCAATAGCAATGGCAACCAAGTGTACAACAACAGAAGTAACCCCTTTACTGATTATGGTAATGGGGCTGGAAGTTATTTAAGTGGTAACCAAGGATCGGGAGGTTAAACATGGCAACAGCACCAAGTCTTTTCGGAGCAACTCCTGAGAGCATTCAACAAGCGCGCGACGCGGCCCTTAATCAAGAAGCTAATGCTTATGCACAGCTAGATCCCTTTCAACGGGCGTCTGCTGGCCTCTACAGAGGTGGTAATCAACTAGGTGGAGCTATTGGTCGTATGCTTGGCGGTCAAGACCCCCAAATGCTTCAAGCACAAAAGCGCCAAGAGCTTGTCAGGGGTGTTAATCCGAATAACCTTGCCTCTATTGCCGACGGTATTCAGAAAGCAATGGCGTCTAACGACTACCCCGCTGCTCAGGAGCTTTCTACCCTCTACAAAACCTTGGAAGAATCACAGGCTAAGACAGGTTTAGATAGACAGCAAGCCCTAACATCAGCTGCTTCGGCCTCTGCTAGTCAATCAACTGTTGCTAAGAATGAAGCGGAGAGAAAAGACCAAGCTGATAGGGTTTCTACGCTCGTAGCAGCAGGTGTTCCTGTCGCACAAGCAGCTGGTATTGCTTCTAATACAACAGCCTTTGCTCAAGCTCTAAAAGAGAACAATGTATCTACCACTGTGGACTACGCAGCAGCGGCTGGTCGTCTTGGTTTTCCTGTAAACCCTAGTATGGGGGCCTACAGTCAAGAGCAGATGAAAGCAATGACTGACTATATTAATCAGACTAAGCTAACCCAAGCCACAGCAGCACGCAACACCTCAAATGTTATCCTTCCCCCATCAGAGAAAAAAGAACAGCAGGAGCGAGGCTCTTTACTTGTTAGTCAATATAAGGCTATATCTGAACAAGCAAGAAATGCTGCAAAGTCTTTACCAGCTCTTGAGTCTCAGCTATTGACTATGGATAAAGCTGACTTTAGCACTGGTTTTGGAGCATCCACTGTAGCAGCAGGGGCTCGTATTCTAGGTGCTTTGGGTGTTGCCGATGCAGAGAAGTTTGCTACAGACGCACAAACCTTCACTGGTATGGCTGCTCAGGCTGTTCTAACCCGTCAGCTAGAGCAAAAAGGCCCACAGACAGAGGCCGACGCTGCCCGGATTACGCAAACAGGAGCACAGCTTGGTAACACAAAAGAAGCCAATAGGTTTCTTGTTGATATTGCAAAAGCTCAGTTTAAACGAGACTTGAAACAGCGGAGCTTTTACGACAAGTGGTACAAAGAAAACAAAACATACGACGGGGCTGAAGACTCTTGGTTTACGACAGGTGAAGGTGGATCGTCTCTATTTGCTTCTCCTGAACTAAAGAAGTATGTAGCTCCTGTATCAGCAGCCAGTCAGATTCCCGTACAAAGAGCAGCGGCTCCACAAGCTGCTTCAACAGCTGTGTACGCTACTAACCCCTCAACCGGCCAACAAATCATGTCTATGGACGGTGGTTTAACTTGGCAACCAAGAAGGTAATTTATTATGGCCCTCCCCCAAGGTTTTATTTTAGACCAAGCCCAAGAAGAGAAGCCGACGGGAGGCCTCCCTTCTGGTTTTCAACTAGATACACAAGCCCCTCCTTCTCCTCGTCCAGCTAAAGAGCCTTTCTTTGGTTCTTTAGGTGGTGTGGCTTCTGTTTTGGATACAACAGTAGGAAGTGTCTTGCCGGGTGTTGCTCAGATGATGGCTTATCCTCTTGCTCGTTTAAACCGTACAGCAGAAGAGGCACAAGCAAGTGCCCGTCGGGTGGTTGCTCCCCTAGAGAACCCCTTTGGCAAATTCCTAGGTGTTACAGAAACTCCTCTGTACCAGAATGAAGCCAGTAGAAAGCTTATGGGATATGTTGGTCAGGGTGCTCAGAATGTAATAGGTACTGTGGCAGATAAGACAGGTATTGCTGCTCCTGACGTTGAGAGCTATCTTGGAACACTAACTCCGGCTGTTCCCGGAGCTGTGAGGCAATCTATGAGGATGGTTAGACCAACCATAGATCAAGTGTCAGCGGGTGTCCAACTTCCGTTTGAGAAGCAGCTACAAGCCCGTAGGGAAGCAGCCTCGTTACGAGATTACGAAAGAGGCCCACAGATTGAAGCAGGTGCTGAAGCTCAACGACTTGGTTTAGCTATTCCACCTGCGAACATCCAATCAACGCTTGGCACTAAACTATTGTCTTCAGTTGCAGGAGAGGCAGGGATTGACAGGATCGCACAAGCAAACCAACCAACTGTTCGTAAGATTGTACTAGGTGAGCTTGGTTTACCACTTGACCGACAATTAAACGGAAAGGCTGCTTATAGTGAATCTCGTGCCCTTTTGTCAAAGCCTTATCAAGAGATCAAAGCTCTTCCTGTAATGTCTGCTGACCCCAGCATTACAGCTGCTTTAGAGGCTCTTCGTCCGGGTGCAGATTTAATCACAACTGACGCATCAGCTAAACGTATTAATGCACGTATTGACAGAGCTATTAAAACAACATCAGCAGGTATCGGCGGTGCTGAAGTATTGAGAAACATTAGATCGCTTAGGGAAGAATCCAGTAAAATATACGGAAACAAAGCATCTCCTGTAGATGCAATAGAAAGAGCGCAGGCCAACATTGGGATTGCTAACACGCTTGAAACACTGATTGAAAACAATATTTCTGATCCAAAGCTGTTGGATAGGTTTAGGGACTCACGTAGCAAACTGGCTAAGTCGTTTGCTTATGAAAATGCAACAGACTTTAACACAGGAATTGTTGATGTTTCTAAACTAAGTCGAATGACTGCTAAAGATAGTGCTTTGACAGGGGATATTGCTTCACTTGCACAAGTGGCTGGTAACTTTCCAGAAGCGTTTTCAACAACGGTTTCAAAAGGGTTTATTAAACCAGACTTGAAGAGGACAGGACTTGCGGGAACTCTAGGCTTACTAGGTGGTTATGCACTTGGTGAGGGCGTAGGTGGTGCTCTTGGTGCTGTTGTTGGGGCAGCTGGTGGTGAGTTGTTAGGATCAGGAGCTGCTCGTATAATTGCTTCTCCGGGCTACCAAAGAGGATTGAAGCTGAGTGACATGCGTATCCCTGCAACACAAGCGGCAACAGCGACTGCTCAGGCGGCTCCTTCAACGGCGATGGTTCCTTATCAGTCTCCGGTTGAGGTGTTGATGCCAGGAGAGGGTACATATTTTCCCAATTACACACAACCAAACCAACCAACCTTTAGCACCTCCTTTGGACAACGAGCACTGCCGAATGAGATTCCTCAGCAGGTGACTCAGGCACAGAGGAATGCTGAACTAGCTCAACGGTTGCGCTCAAATGATCCAACACAGTCCCCTAGCTACGGACAGCGTAGGGCATACCAAGCCCCTGGAGCAACTGTTGGACAATCTCTACCTTTAGAGTCTTCTATTTCAACAGCCGCTTCTAAGGTTGCAGCTGGGAAGTTGTTTGACATGACGGCTGCTGAGAAGGTGGCTTGGAATAAAACAAAGGTTGATCTTCAATCGGTTTCTCCTGCTTTGAGGTCTTTAGATGCCAGAGAAATTGCTACAAAACTAGCTGACAGGATGTGGGTACAGGAAACTATTACTAAAGCTAAAGAAAAGGCAAGGGGCTTTGCGGAGATAGAAACCAGAGCTGCTAATAGGGATGCACAAACAGCAGCCCGTATTGAACGAGAGAAAATGGAGGATGTTATTCAACAGCTTCAAGACACTTTACAGGCCCGCCCTACCTCCAGAGGTGGCCAAGGCCCAGTAACACAGCAGTTCCGAGGGGCTAACCCGACCAACACGCTGGATGTCTCGTTTGGATTTACAGACGCTGAAATGCGTCGTCGTCAATAGACAACTAAGAAAGGAAGAAGTATCTATGAAGAAACCGAAAGCGCCCCCTAAGAAACGTATGCCCCTCCCTAAGCGCGGTAGTCGAACTACCAAGCACATGGCCTCTAAACTGTAACAAAAAAGCCCCCACTAGAGCAATCCGGTGGGGGCTTTTTCACGTCTATGCTAGTATCATGTTGATAGCAATAATTCCCAAGTAGAGAGTTATCACAGTTGCAGAGGAAGAGCTTTCATCCAAGTCTTCTCCTTCCTCCACCATAATGATTTCATCTGTATCTATACCAAAGACCAAACCCGCTTTCCATTCAAAGTCTACAATCATATATTCTCCTTTAACGAATAGGGCACGCCCCGCCAGCACAATCATCTTCCAACACATCCGATACGGTGGTTTCATCAAGCTCAAAGTCAACAATGTTGGCAATGTATTTGTCAAACACCTCCTTTGTCACAACCTCTTGAGGCAGATATGGATAACCAAGGTCAGCAGCGGTCTTTGTAGGATCGTTACGGAACAGGAAGCTCACACCCACATAGTTGTCCCAATTGTCTAGCAACCAATCAATGATAACAGGCACTTCTCCTTCATCGTAGGAAATAGTTGCTGAGACATTCTGCTGACACCAATTGGTCATCAACATCTTGTAACGCTCCAACTGACCTACAGCACTCTCAAGATTAACCTCCATGCCGTTGTGCTTGTCAAACTCAACAGTGTCCCACTTGACGGGCAGGGCAACCAACACACTCTCTTTATCAAACGGATGGTCAAACACTTTGTAACCAGCTCCCCGCAGCTTTGGAACAACCAGATCAAACTTACTAAACACAACGTTATTAATGATGTATTTGCCCAATGGCTTATGCACCCCTTCGGTGGTGTCCATAATCTTGCTCAGTGTACCGCTTGGCTTCACAGTGGTGATGTTCTTAGGACGGGGTGTACCTAGTTCATCTGCCATTGCATAAGCCGCTGACGTTGCTGTTCTCTGAAGCTCTGCGTAGTCATATGCCTGCAAGTCTGGTCGAGTGGCAATACCAGTCAAACCAACACCACACAAGCGAAGAAACTCATTGTTCATGTGCCAGGCTTCCTGCAAGATACCGTCACGCAAGTTAACACAGGTTTGGCGGTAGTTAGCTCGTGCAGCAATCTCAACAGCACGGCGCAACCCAGCACTATCCCCATGAAACTTATTCAAGTCCACCTCAGTTAGATTACAAAAGCTCTTATTACCAAGCAAGATTTCTACGCAAGGATTACTTCCCTTAAACCAAGGAGCACGTTTTGTAGCAGCTTGGCCATTGATGAAGCCTGGCTCAGAGCCTCCACTAGCAACCATCAAAGCAAATATCTTCTCCATCTCTGAGCGCAAAGGCTTTGTGTTAAACACAAGTGAATTGTTAGACTGTGCTCGTTGCTCGTTAGCAATCCAGAAGTCTTTCTTAGCAACTGCAAACTGTTCCCATTCATCTTCACCAAACGTAAACAAAGCAATCTCAGCAGACCGTCGGCTTGAAAGCACTGTGCCCATCCAGTTCACCAGATCAAGAATGTTCATACGTGTGAGCAAAGAGCCTGCACGACGATTCAACAGCTTGTGGATGGCGGTGTAGGCTTTGCACAAGGAAGCGTCCCCTGAGCTAATCCATCCGTATCCTGCAAGACGTTCTCCTGCCGGACGAATCTCGGAGAAATCAAGTACAAGTTCACTGGCGGGAAACTTATGAGCGACCAACTTACCGATGCTTTTAGCCCAAGATTCTGCACTATCTCCAACCTTGATTGTCCACACTCTGGTTGCTGCATCAAATGTCTCCACGTTATGGGCAACGCCACCCTTCTCAGTGCGGGTGCTTCGTTTAATTGTCAGTGTTGGGATGGGCTTCTGATAGCCTGTCAACTGACCGACAATAGGACGAAAGCCCACCCCACAGCCTTGAAGCAACAACCAAAGAGCATCAACGCAGTCCATAACTGTTTCAATGTTTGTGAAGCTACAATTAAATTGACTGGCTTCACGCTTCTTAGCAACCTCAGTGCCACCTAACCACAGGGTACGGCCACTAGTAAGCACCTTTCGATCAAGCATTAGCTGGCGAAGCTCTTTTAGCTCTGCATCTGCACCAATGCCAGTGGCATTTACATCAGCACGGTTCCACAGCCATGATTGATGGCCAATAACACGTTCAACGGTTTGCTCCCAGCTTTCAAAGCCACCTTCAGGCAAAGGCCTATTATAGGTGCGACGTGTAATTACTTGGGCGCGGAGGCTTGGAAGGCTATTCATTATCATTAGTTCTTTCTTGTCCATAAACATATAATTGGTCAAACTTCTTAAACTGTTGCACAAAAGCAACAGCACTCAGGAAGTCGTCAACGGTTTGTTGTCGAAAACCCCCTGAGGCATAGCTACTAGGAATCACCCTAGTGTAGATCATTTTCATTTCCTCGGTCTTCTTGTTCAAACCAGAGGAGAAACAACAAACAGCAAATAGCATGAGCTAAGTGGCTCTTCCCTGTCTCTCCGTCTAAGCGTTCCTTCAAGTGCCAGTCAGTTAGGTGTCGAAAGGCTGCATCAACATACCTAGTACGTGCTTCTGGAACATGCTTCCAATTATCAGCAGCATACTTCTTAGCACCAAAGCCCAACACACTCACAACCTCTTGCAAAGCTCGGAAGGGCAGCAGAGACCATTGTAGCTTATCTTGGTCATACTTAACGCCCTGAGAGGGCTTGCTTTGTAGAAGCTGCTCAGCCACTTGGCTCATAACCCCTTCTCCTTCAACACTGGCTGTGTCGTCTGGTACGTTCTTTAAGAAGTCTGCTGCCACCCAATTAGCATATCCTCTTGTATTTAAACAAGGTACACATGGGTGTCCCCATGCAGTGCTTTTCTCGTAGAAGCAAGTGTTACACCCTTTTTCCATACTTCCTCCCTAAATAACCAATACTCAAGAATAGCTCATCAAAGTGGCCGTCATTAACTTCATTTAATACGACTAGGCCACGCCAATGCTTGTTACTAAGCTGATCCATGTAGTCTTCATCATGCTGATAGAAGCTCCCTGCAATGATAGCACAGATGCTTTGTCCGTCTGCTCTCTTTCCGTAGGCTACTGCTTTGCCTTGTTGGTGTCCAGCAATGCAAGACATATGAAGCTTAGAGATAATAGCTGCGGGAGAAGCGGCAGGACGGCCCATAGCGCCAACAGGCCAATAGTGATTAAACCCAACCCCGTTGATAAAGACAGGATGAAGAAATTCATGTACTTCCCAATCGTTTTCATAACCCAAGTCCTTTACTGATATAAGCCCATCAAGCATGGGATTGTTGTTAATTGCTCGGTTGATGCGGTTGCAGTGGTTGCCCAAAGTTAGCACCATACGAGGCTTATAAACCTTGTGCTTTGCTTCCTTCTGCTTCTCTTGCAAGTCTTTCAAAGGCTTGAGCAACATCTCCATAGCAGTTTTAACTATCTCCACATCAATGTTGTATCGAAGCCCCTCAAAGTACTTACTTCCCTTGGTGTCGTGGGTGGAGAGAGAAGGAATATCTGCAAAGTCTCCAATGTTCACAACAACATCAGGCCGGTAATCGCAGATTGCCTCTCCTGCCCATGTCAGATGGTCTAAGGGAATCCCTGCTTTAACCTGACAGTCTGGAATTACTAAGATTCTCATTTAAAGGCTTTCTTGAATTCAGGAGAGGCTCGATATTCAGTCATTTGGTTTGCTAGATTCATCAACTCTTGGATAATTGTATTTAGCTTTGCTTGTCGTTCACCAAACACCTTAGCGCTATGGCTACTAAAATCAATAGTTACTTGCTTACCACAATCACTCAATACAAAGGAGCTATCAACATAATTTGGTGATGCTTCGAAAGTTAGCTGCATAGCAGCCATCCCTACTTTCTTGTTTAAAAATACACGGGATGAATAGGTCACAGGATGTCCTCTTGGTTAAACACAGGACCACTCCAGCCGTTTTCATATAGGGCAAGTGGGTTTTCCTTAATAGCTATTTTATCACGTACGTCGTACCCATATATGTTACCCAAGAAGCTAACAAACTGCTCCAATACCTCATGCCATGTGTCTCCAGGTGTAAAGGAGACAGTTATGTCTCTATCGCCAGCGGTGTACTGAAACGTATAGTTTTCTTCAGAATTATGCATGATTGTTTCCTTCTTCTACAACAAATTTAATAGACAAATACTTGGTTAAACTACCAACTTCCATGCTGCGGGTTGCTTCAAAGCCACCACATCCAATAGTGATACTGGGACTGTCTTGGTAACGATAAGCGTCTTCAAGCAAGCCTCTTGCCTGTCTACGAAGCTCAGCAATTGATGGTAGGCCTTCCTCAGCATCTAACCAATGCCAATCGAGTGCTTCCATAGCCTTCTGCACCCTCTGGAAGTCAAAGCTATCCAAGATGTCTTCAATTGATTCAAGACGCATTTAACACCTCCAACATGCTAGGGAACGCCTTAGCGATCTCCTGTTTACACAATAGAGCAACCTCTCGGTGCTCCTTCTGGGTTGCTTCGTCGCAGCGGATGTCTACGTAATGTAGCCAACTGCGGAGCGTACCATTCATATACATCCGGCTCTTAGTCAGTCCTTCAGGCAACAGCTTTCGAGCAACTTCTTTAGCAATCCCCTTATCCAAGGCTTGCTGGTACAGCCCCTCGGTGTAGAGGACAACTTTGTGCTGTGAGGTAGTCCACCAGTCTTTAAGCGCTACATCATTGCTTTCAAGGCTGTTCTGTCGGTTCTTACTGTCTTGCAATCGAGCCTCGCTGTATTCAAAGCCGTCTTGAGGAACTTCCGCATATCTCTGTGAGAATTCCTGAAAGCTAAAGCTTCGATGGCGGAGAATCTGTCGGGCTATATCACGGGTGGTCTCAATCTCCATACAAATATTAACCATTTCAAAAGGACTAAAATGCTTATGCTGAAGCAAGTACTTTATGAGCTTAGGTGCGGTTTTCTCATTGTCCTGATTAGTAGGATTAGAAACACGCGCCATATAAGCTACTAGCTTTTCGCCTTCAGGTGTTGCCCACACTGTAGATACCTTCATTTCTTCTTCCTTAGTTTCTTCTCTTCGGCTGTCTTCTCTGCATGACAAGGCTTACAAAGAACTTGTAAGTTGCTTGATTCGCAATAGAGCCTGTCGACATAAACATCCCAGCTTACAAACCCCTTAGCAGGGTCTACAGCTGGTTTCTTATGATCAACCTGCACATCACCACTGACAAACTCAGAAGAGCAGCCAGCACAGCGGTAGTGCATTGCCAGCTTGCCTGTCTTGCTGTTAACCTGACGGCCTGTGAAAGCTTCCTTCAGAGCCTTGTACTTAGGAGGCCAGCGGCGTGTAGCCGTGCGTAGCGCACCAGTGACAAAACTTCTGAATCTAGCTGCTGTCCATTCACCGTCATTGAAGGAGCTACGCTTCACAGGGAAACTCCCAGCGCTGTCCATGGTAGCGGCTAAGCCACAAGAGCTGTCCGTTCTCCAAGACACGTTCTATCGGTTCATTAGCAGCCTTGTAAGCAGCTACCACGGCTTTGAAGAGACTTTGCTCTTCTTTGCAGTCTTTAAGAAGCTTAGCAGCTTTGACAGGGCCGACCCCATAAAGTCCCACAATGTTATCAATTCTATCTCCTGTTAATAGTTGAGTGTAGAAAGCCCGTAGCCCTTCTTCTTCTGTCACGTAGTATTCTTCTCCTTTAGTGGGATTGTAATGCCACCCAGGCAGCTGGTTTAGGTCTTTATCGACATGTACAATCCATCCGTTATACTGTGTCGAAGCAATTGCCACATCGTCGTCAGCTTCTTGGTTCTCACTAACTGTTGCCCCTAGTGCAATAAGTTTTTCACGTAAGGCTTTGTAGTGGGCTGGCTTCTCTAACGACTTTCTATTACCTTTATACGGGTGGGTGACTGCTGTTTCATATCTAAAGTTTGTCTTTCCTGTGATGAATGTGTCGTAGTCGTCACATTTTAGCACGATGTAGACAAGATTTAGCAGGTTTTCCTCAATGCGACTACAGGCCACCGCTTCAGTTTCGTCTTTACTAGAAAATCCAAAGCGATAAACCATGTAGTCAGCATCAATGAACGCCTCTTTAGGGCGTTCCGTCATCAAAGAACGTATTCGTCCAGTTCCTCAGAAAGCTCTTTTCCGGGATTGTAGGTTACAAGTTCCGTAATAATCAGCTTCTTGATTGAAGGGGCATTGCCATGCTGCTTGCTCATCTTGTGAGTGTAGAAACTCATGATTGCTACAACCTTCGTACCCTTACCAATAGTGGCTGGATCAATGTCAAGACCGTCCTCGTCAACTGCCTTGTGAACATAGTTGCTTTTGCAAACAATGAAGTTGCCTTGGCCATCCTTGTTCTTAATCTTGATGCCCATAGCCTTCAATGCTTCGCAATCCTTGTCGGACAAATCACCAATGGTGCACTCGTATTTAATACTGTCCTCGTTGAACGCCTTATTGATCTTAGTCATCCACTGTGTCCAATAGAGGTTGCCGGTAATACGCACTGGTTTCATTTCGCTCATAATAGTTCCTTTAAAAGGGCATTTGCCGTTTTCTAACACATATTCGCAGGAAGTCCCTACTTGCCGTCTTTCCGGCCTGTCAGTGAACCACACGATCTTCGGTTTCTTCCAAAGCTCCTGTCAGCTTCTCAAGCGTCGCGGTGAACAAATCAATGATGTCCTCGGTGCTTAGGTTGGCTGTGTGTTCAACAGAGAAGCAATCATTATACACCGTAATTTGCAACCTGCCCACAACTTCATTAAGATTTTCTTCAGTTTCTTCCATATTTAAATTCCTTGTTTAGTGAACATCTGCCCATGTCTTTCCTATGTGGCCTTCAGCGCCAACAGGGCATCGAAACTTTAGAAGCGCCCCCGCCTCTGCTGCTGATTCTACCACAATTTTAACAACTTCTTCTGCGTCTTTCTCAAAAGCCTCAATACAAACCTCGTCATGCACAAAGGCAACAAGTTTGTAATCAATCTTTCTATTTGCCAGGTTCCTTGTTAAACAAACAATCCACTGCTTAGCAATGATTGCTCCTGCTGATTGTAACAGACTATTCAATGCCGCGTGTTCGCTTCTCACTAAAATCCTACGGCCATCTAATCCGGGCACTGAACCACTAGAAGAAATATGGTCAACCATCTCTTTTAGCTTCTTCAGAGAAGGAGTGTTGTTCATGAAGTTTTCACTTAGCTCAGCGCCTGCTTTCTTTGACTTGCCTACAATGCCCCCCAGCTTACCCGCACCAGCACCATAGAGAGTTGCGTATGTCAGTGTTTTTGATACATTACGCGCATCCTTATGCTCCTTGGTGTCTTCCTTCACAGTGCCCATTGGCACAAGACCAAAAGCCTGTGTGTTTTTCCAATGAACATCTCCCTCCAATAGCTCCCTCTGCCATTCCTCATCTTGCATGTAATGGGACAAACACCGAAGCTCAATACCTGACAAATCAACACCCACAAGCACCCTATCATCTTCTACAGTCCAGCACTGCCTACAGTCCACACCATAAGGAGAAGAGCTATTAGGAATCTGTGCCAGGTTGGGAGACGAATGTGTTGCCCTCCCTGTCACAGCCCCATTAGTGGTGACTCGTCCATGCACCCTTCCGTCATCCCCTAAAGCCTCCAACCAGCTTTCAATCTGAGCAATCCTCTTCTGAAGCATTAAATATTCACTGATTAGCTTTGCTTCTTGGAGGTTGCATCCGTCCAGGCTTCCCTCATCAACAATTGGCTGCCCTGTAGGTGTAAAAGTGGCAGGCTTCCACCCAAGCTCGATGAGCTTTTCTCCGATTTGCTGTCTGCTTCCTGGGTTGAAGACAATTCTTGCTGGTTTAAGAGGCTTGCCGGTTTTCTCGCTAACTCGTTCGACGTCGTAAGGGGGCCACCGTTCTTGCATAGCCTCATATAGTCCATCCAGTTTTCCTCTGAGCAAAGTAAGAAGGCTAATTGCATGTGGTGTGTCCAGTTTAAATCCGTTACGTTCTTGCTTAGAAATGCAGACTGCTACAGAGTGCTCTAGCTTCACGCTTTGCTGTGAGAACTTCTGAGCCGATGTCTCAGCAATCAAATACTCATATAAAAGAGCAGTGACATCAATATCACGCTCACAATATACAGCAAGCAAGCCGTCAATAGGTTTGTCATAACACTCCCCTTTATATTCCTCCCGCCGCCCTGTCATCCACTCCCATGTGGCCTTGTAGTCAATCTTCTGCGTGTTTAACGTGCTGCCCCAAGCGGCGAGGCTGTGGCCCCCTTCTCGGCTTGGGTTGAGCAGTCGAGAAACCAGAAGAGTGTCGTAGCACTTGTTCAAAACTATCCGTGTCTTCCATAAGCTGTTCAATAGGTAGGCATCGAAACTGATTAGGTTGTGTCCGATCAATAATGTAGCGTCCTCGATATAGTCCTGAAATGCTTTTGCCTGATACCATGTGTTTTTCTCCCCAGTGTCGATGTCTTTAGTGCAGCAGAGCCAGATTGTTTTATGATCTAACGTGGTCTCAATGTCCACAACAATTCGTTTATCCGCAATCCTCTTCATGGCGTGCCTTTAGTTTAAGCTCTTCGTGCTCATGGATAAGTTCCTGATATTTAGTTTGTAGCTCATAATAATTGGTTTCTAGCTCCATCATACGGGCAATTACAGTTTCAAGGGTTATCATGTTTTCTTTCTGCTTCATCAGCACCAGATAGTTCTCTCATTTTATCCAGTAGTTTGTTTAAAGGCTCCACCATAAGCGATCGACAACATGAAATTGTTACTGGATGAAATTCTCTACCCTCATCGCTTTCCTCAACTTTATTAAGGTAGTCATTAAAGAACTCTTTAACTAATATTTGTAGCTCTAAAGCTCTTTCTTCATTCTGCATTTCAGCAGCTAGTTCTTCAAAGCTCATTTTCAATCTTCTTTCTTTGTAATAAAACACACATCTATGTAGCTAGATAGGCAGATATGATAACATAGAAGTTAGCTATTGTGGTCATGTGTTCTTCTCCTTCAGTTTGTATAAATCACTTTTTAGCCGTTTGTGAAAAGAATCCTCTCCATCGTCTCCGCTGACAAGCCAGTCGATTCTCTGTGCGTAAACGTAAGCTTGTTGGATTAGCTTCATTGCAACTGTGAACTCGGTAATGGTTGCGGACGTAAAGTGACGACCTTCTACATCACCGTACTCATTCTTCTCGTTTGAGTTGTTGTATAGGATCAGACCCTCGATCTGCTCTGCAATCATCTGAACTTTGTATTGAGCATAGTCAAAGTGTCCGCCGCTCATGTGTTCTTCTCCTTTAATTTGGCTTCGACAATTACCGCAACATCCGCAAACGAAAAGTCATTGACGATGTATGGCACACGAGGACGCATTGAGTCGTAGTCTTCTGGTGTTAGCCCAACCCACGCAGGTGCAACAACTGGCTGCTCTAGCCGTGCTTTTAGTGCGTCTATAGCCTCCTTTACCGCATATGAACCACCAAGCCGCCAAACCGCAACTCCACCTGGGTGCTCAGCCTTCCAGAATAAGTTTTCTAAGGTGTTAAGTGTCTGCTGTATCAGTTCTTTATCAGTCATCATAGCCCCGTTTCATCAATAAGAGAACACTCATTTAAATACCCCGTCCGCCTATCATAATGTAGGCCAAACTTCTCACCGGTGGCACTACCTGCAAACCTGTCTTTCAACACTCGGAAGGTGGTGGTTTGCCTCTTCACAGGATCAGCAGCTTGCTTGTCTCGCTCTAAACCAAACATGTAATGAGACCAACGAGCAATAGCCCGACTACCAGTAAAATGTTTCTCAAGAACCCTTCCCCCCTCTTCGTGAGCCTTACCCTCAGGTGTTGTGAGATGACTAACAAAATGAATAATGAGGCCGTCAGATTGAGCGAGGCTAGCCATATCTGCCATAATTCCATCGAGTGCTCTCCTTTCATCTTGTTCGTTGGCCGCTAATGCCGTTAGGTGGTCTAAATAAATCATCTTGATGTCATAAGCCTTGGCGAAGTACCGAATAATTCCCTTCACTGCTGCCCAATCCATCGCTCCGAAGTGCTCCATCATATACAACTGGTTGCGCTTGTCAAGCCTTTCAACACTGTTTTCGTATTGTTCACGCGTCCACCCTGCATCAGGGATGTGATACAGCTTCTTATCCAGCTTACCTGCAACCCGCTGCGCTGTTTCTACGACATTCTGTTCTAAGTAAATCACCCCCACCTTCTCCCCCAGCACGTCAATGTCATAGCTAATCTGTTGCGTAAATACATCAGTTTTACCAACACCAACCCCCGCACCGAAGCCATAAATCTCCCCCTTACGACGCCCATATGTGAGGCGTGTAAGCGTTGGGAAGCACCACGGAAGCCCAGCCATTGGAGGCGTTAGCATCCGCTCCTTGATGTCACTAACTGTTACAATGTTCTCAGGCTTGAATTCCTCCGCCTTCCACCAAACGCTTACAAAATCCTTATCCTTGCCGGCTGCCAGGTAATCACAGGCATCCTTGAAGCCTGCCAAGTGCTTAACAACCTTGCTCTTTCCCCCAAACAACTCGGCAACTTCTTTAGCTGCCTTGATGCCCGGCTCGTCTGCATCAAAGCAGATTACAACTGAGTCGAAGCTATCTAGCCACTCAAAGGCGGCTTTGCAGTCCTTCAGAGCCGCCTGTGCCCCGTTTCTAACGCTCACCGTAGGGTAGAGGCTACCCTGCATCTGAAAGGCTGCTAGAGCGTCCAACTCACCCTCGCAAATGGTGACAGCCTTTCCCCCAGAACTGAATAGGGATTGTCCGAATAACTGAGCGCTTTTAAAGTTTCCCCGGATAGAGAAAGATTTATCCGCAACACTTCTGACCTTTGCAGCAACAACAGTTCCGCTTGCGTCAGTGTAAGGGTAATGGTGGCTGAATTCATCTTGTCTAACCTCATATTTGGCGCATGTTGAGCGGGTAATTCCTCGGTCTGGGATGCTCTTGATCTCCCCTACTGTTTCCATAGGTGCTTTCATTAATTGTTGCCTTACTGGGGCTTCGATGCCATCCCCTGCCGTAGTGTTGCAGACAAAGCAATGGGTGTGTCCGTCGTCATATAGGGCGCAGCCGTCGCTGCTGCCACATGTAGAGCACTCAACATGCTTTAAAAACTTGCTCATCTTGTTTCCCTAAAATAATGCGTCTTCTCTTACCGGTATTGGCTTCGGAGGGATAATGATATCACCGTTTGCATCCCTTTTAGGAAAAGGCCACGTCATTAGGGCTCCCCTTGGAAATCGGGGTGTAAAGTCTTTGCCTCAGCGATGCCAGCTTCTATGGCTTTCATAATACCAAAGCGCAATAACGCATCCTTCATGTCTTCTGAGAGGTCAAAGGAATAAACCGCACTACCGTCGTCATTCTCTTTAAGTAGAGACACATTTATCATAGTCATAAATCACCCATTAAGTTAATAACAAACACAGTTACTGTAATTAAGACAATAATCATTTAATTCCTTTCTCTTCCATCATGTTTGTAATTGTTTTTAACACACTATAAAGACCTTTGGTTTCTATAATAGCAACGACATCATGGAACACCTGCCATTCATGAAA